CTGAAGGCAGAGTACAGCCTTGAGCTTGCTCAGGACCTGAAGGCGATCCACGGTCTGGATGCTGAAGCGGAACTCGCCAACATCCTCAGCACTGAGATTCTTGCTGAGATCAACCGCGAGATCATCCGTACCATCTACAAGGCTGCTAAGCCTGGTGCCCAAACCAACACTGCCACCTCTGGCGTGTTCGACCTCGACACCGACTCCAACGGACGTTGGATGGTTGAGAAGTTCAAGGGTATGATCTTCGGTCTGGAGCGTGACGCTAACGCAATCGCCCAAGAGACTCGTCGCGGGAAGGGTAACATCATCCTTTGCTCCGCTGATGTTGCCTCTGCTCTGACCGCCGCTGGTCAACTGGACTACACCCCTGCTCTCAACAGCAACCTGAACGTTGATGACACCGGTAACACCTTCGCTGGTGTGATGAACGGTCGCTATCGCGTCTACATTGATCCTTTCGCTGCCAACCTCAGCGCCGATCAATACTACGTGATGGGTTACAAGGGTTCTAACCCTTATGACGCTGGTCTGTTCTATTGCCCCTACGTGCCCCTGCAAATGGTGCGTGCCGTTGGTCAGGACACCTTCCAGCCCAAGATCGGATTCAAGACCCGCTACGGCATGGTCTCGAACCCCTACGCTGAAGGCACTACTCAGGGTCTTGGTCGTATCACCGCTGGTTCCAACACCTACTATCGTCGGGTCAAGGTCCAAAACCTCATGTGATCACGGTTCACATACTTACAAGGACTCCTTCGGGGGTCCTTTTTTTTGTCTAAAGTCTTGTAACGAAATTACAAATGTTAGTGAACTAACACAAACAAGTCTATATACTGAGCATTACGGAGATGCCATGAAGTGAAAGACCAGCAATGTAGTCTCTAAGAATTCTTATGCGTAATTTACTCTCCAGCAACCAATTGACTGAATGGGGTCGTTTAGAAAAATCAGTAGAAAGTTTAGAGGAAACCGAAGCGAGGATGACTCTATTGAACGACTACTATGAGTGTCTGATTGAATGTGACGAGACACAGGGATCGTGCAAAAGGATTTGCAAAGAGATTCTCATGTAACCCCCGCCCCCACCGGGGGTTTTTTTTATACATATGGTAGAATGTCATTGAATTGGATTTGCTATGCAGGATCAGAACAGTGTGCCCGTCGATTCCCAAGAAGACAAGTGGAATCGAGCAGTAGATTTGTTTATAGAATCTGTTCACAAACCTGACAACACTCTCCGTTCATGTGCCCACAACCAAAAGTGCTACAACGAACTCATGAGCATTCGTGCGAGGGTGTTGGAGTACGTCCAAACGCTACACGTATGATGCCAAGGAACTCTGTGACTAAAGACGAACTCAACTGCCGAGTTCTAAAACTAAAGAACGAACTGTACAATGGTCAGTGGACCGCCCGCAATGCTGACTGGCATGAGGGTGCTCATACAATGCTCAATCGTTGTCTAGATATGCTCCAAGAGTATAAGGCATAAATAGCTCGATAGATAGTCTATGAGCAGTGTCTGAAACTCGGGTCAGGAGTGCAACTCCACCATATACACTGAACGAACCCAACAACAGGAATTTCCTGAGTATTGTTGGGTTCAATTTTATTTTGAACAGATGTCCTAAAGTTGACTTCTATTGCAATCGTGCAAACCTCCCTACAATCTCACTAGGGACTGCAAACCAATCCACGTATCTCAAGAACATTCCTGTTCCTGGAGACAAACTGGAGTACGAAGATCTGCAATTAGATTTTATTGTTGACGAGGACTGCGAAAACTATCTACAGATCTACGACTGGATCACAGGACTAGGATACCCAGAGTCCTTGCAACAGTATGACGATCTAAAAAGGAACAGTAGGTTCTATCCAGCAGAAGATGCTCCGTTCAATGAGCGTTCTGATGGAACCTTGGTAGTTCTGAATAGCAACTATCAACCCAGTCTAAGGGTTGTGTTCAAGGATCTATTTCCTGTATCATTATCTGGCATTCCGTTTAGTGCCGTTGAAACTGAGGAACGATATTTTACCGCTACGGTATCATTCAAGTACACCATTTATGATGTGATCGATGTCAATGGAAAGAAAGTCTAATCCCTGTAATATTGAAGTTATTCAGGAGATGTGGAAAAAAGATTCGGTGATGAACCAGGATGAACTGGACACCGAGTCTTTGAAGATTCCTCAAATACACGCCAAGTATTATGAGATATATAATACAATACTTCTGATGCGGAAGCAGAACGAGCAAACTTATAGCACGTTACTGCTGGAGAGAAGAAAATTTTACACTGGTAAGGCGACTGCTGCTGTATATGAGGCAGAACCATTCCCTTACAAAATCAGAGATAAAGATGACCTCAAGTTATATCTTGAGTCTGATGAGAAGTTATCGAAAATCAAACTAAAGATCGAGTACTTCGATACGATGCTGAAATACTTGGAAGAGATTCTGAGGCAGGTGTCGAACCGAACGTATCAGATCAAGAATGCGATTGAGTGGAGAAGGTTCTCTTCCGGTTATGGCTGATCTTGTTATTAGAAAAAAGAATGAAGTCTTCCTGGTCGTAGAGTGTGATCCACACATTCAATACGAACTACAAGATCAATTCACGTTTGATGTACCTGGGGCAAAGTTCATGCCTCAGTACAGGAGCAAGTATTGGGATGGCAAAATACGTCTGTTCAATATCCAGAAGCGTGAGATCTACGTAGGTCTGCTGGATAAACTGTGCCAGTTCTGTAAGAGATACGCATACACGTTTGAGTTCGAGAATTCCAAACACTACGGTCTGCCATACCAAGAAGAGGAAGGCATATCCAAAGAGGGTATCAAGGATTGGTTGACTAAGATCTCGCGGCATAAACCTAGGGAATATCAGATAGACGGTGTATACGATGCATTGGTTAGAAGGAGAAGATTGCTAATCTCTCCTACAGGATCTGGCAAATCTCTAATGATCTATGCGGTCACCAGATACCATACTGCCAAGCAAAGAAGAATTCTAATCATTGTCCCCACAACATCTCTTGTAGAGCAGATGTACAAGGACTTTGAAGACTATGGTTGGGATGCTGAAAGTTATTGTCACCGCATCTACGGTGGCAAGGAGATGAACAGCGATCTTCCGATTATTATATCAACATGGCAGTCAATTTACAAGCTTGACAAAAAGTGGTTCAGGCAGTTTGATGTGGTCATAGGTGACGAGGCACACAACTTCAAGTCCAAATCCCTTGTAGGGATCATGGGCAAGATGTATGACACCCCATATCGATACGGGTTCACAGGCACCCTAGATGGCACACAGACACACAAGTGGGTGCTAGAAGGATTGTTCGGTCCATCCTACAAGATTATCAATACCAGCGAACTGCAAGAAGCAGGTTATCTTGCTACACTAAACATCAAGGTCCTACTACTAAAGCACGAACCTCAAATCTTTGAGAGGTATGAGGACGAAGTTCAGTATCTCATCGGTCACGATAAGAGAAACAACTTCATCAAAAACCTAGTGTGGGACATTGAAGGCAACACCCTGATTCTATTCAGTCGTGTTGAGGCACACGGAGAGGTCCTTTACAACCTGATAAATAGGAGTGACCGGAAAGTTTTCTTTATCCACGGAGGCGTGGACGTTGAAGAAAGAGAATCAGTACGGAGTATAGCGGAAACAGAATCGAACGCTATTATCATTGCATCATTCGGTACATTTTCTACCGGGATCAATATCAAAAATTTACACAACGTTATTTTTGCTTCACCTAGTAAATCTCGAATTAGAACATTACAGTCAATTGGACGAGTTCTGAGGAAAAGTGACTCTAAACTAAAAGCAACTCTATACGACATAGCAGATGATTGTAAGAAGAATCAGAGGCAAAACTATACTCTGAATCATCTTATCGAAAGAATCAAATACTATAACGAAGAGAAATTCAACTATGACATCATCCAAGTCAAGATCTAATGAACCCTATGATGAATTTCTTGCTGCCATCAAGATGGTAAGTGGAGAGGAGATCCTGTCCGCTGTAATCGTCAATGCAGATGATGATGAGAAGATTATCCTAGAGAATCCTGTTGTATGTGAAGAGGTTCGCACCCCTGGTGCGAATATCCCGTTGGGATATAAATTTGAACCTTGGATGAAGATGTCAGATGAAGATATATTCATAGTCGATCTCAACCGTATCATCACTCTCAGTGAGATCAAGGATGAGTTCGTTATTGCTACTTATAATCAGGTTGTTGCTTCTGGGTTCTCTAGACAACATCCAGATCTTACTAAAGAGATGGGATATGTGAACAACGTAGATAAGGCAAGGAAGACCTTTGAGGAACTCTATAGTGCTGAAGATGCTTCTAAAGATACTCAAAGCTAAGCTACAACCCCCCGATGAACCCTGACAGAGTTATTCTACAGACATTTGGCACTTCTGTCAAGCTGTGCTATAATATCCATATGAAATGTCTACAAAATGACACGTAAAAGATCTGAACATTATGTAAACAATAAGGAGTTCCTTGCTGCCATCATTGCTTACAAGCAGTCTATCACTGACGCTGAAGCACTAGGTCAACCTAAACCTAGGATTACGAACTACCTTGGAGAATGCTTTCTAAAGATTGCTACTCACTTGTCTTACAAGCCCAACTTCGTCAACTACATGTTCAAGGATGACATGATCTGTGACGGGATTGAGAACTGTGTTCAGTATATCAATAACTTCAATCCAGAAAAATCTAAGAATCCTTTCGCATACTTCACCCAAATTATCCACTACGCTTTCCTTCGTCGTATCCAGAAGGAGAAGAAGCAACTAGAAATCAGACAAAAAATTATCGAACGATCTGGGTTTGACGAAGTTTTCGTCGCAGACGAAATGGACAGATCCTCTGAATACAACTCAATCAAAGACGCAGTTCAGTATCGCAACAACTACCGATGACAATTACTGTAGATGATTACGAATACTATGGCGAAGAGTTCTTTGCTAAGTATCGTTATGTGCAGGATCAAATTCCCCAGGCAACAACTGAGGAAGTCCTCAAGGTAATGGAAATGCTTGGCAAAGTTGTTAGTCAAGCGAAAGAAGATTATCGAGAACAAGTCCAACGCCCAGAATTCCGTGCTCAATCCCGCAGATTTCGTAGATGACAAAAGTAAACATCCTCTTTGAAAAGTGTGACAAAGAAAAGGCAAACGATACCGGATTGCCTTACACTGCATACCTAGTTACATATCTGGTTGATGGTGTAGAAACCTACGACATTAGTACTGCAAATAAGACAGTAGAACTTTTTGATCACTATTACGACAAGTATAAGAAGAACTTTATTAGATTTGATCAGACGAACGGTAGAATCAACCCCAAACTTTACGGATATCAATCCCCAGAAGCGTCGAAGAAGTCCTAATGGCATTCCTAGTTCATAACTTACCTCCTGTTCCCGTCAAGGTTAGGAAGGAATTCCTCTATGATCATGAACGTGGTCATGGTGAATTTACGGAGGGCATCTGGGTCAGTGTAAAAAGTGTTCAGTACAAAGCACTTTACTTTGAGACCCTGCTTCCTGAGTACGGTGCTCTGTTTGACAAACTTCCCCTGAGTGCATTTGTCTGGAAGGAAGATCATGGCGATCTGTCTCTTGACACCCTGCAACTCTGGGATGCTTTTGATTACAACCTCACTGTAATCGAGAAACCCATGCTGTCAAGGTGTGAATTCTTTGGTAAAGATAAAGAAATGCATCCTGGTGAGTACATGTTCACCATTGATTGCTGCCATAGCGAATCTTCTACCCTAAACACTGGGTTCAGTGAAGACGATCCCGAGCATAAATCATTCAATATTATCAAACTGGACAACGGACAGTTTGCTGCACAACCCAACAACCGGGTGATCTGGAAAGACATGAGTCTTATCCCAGAGAACACAAAAATGCCTGACTTCAAAGTCTGTACACAGAACTATAGAGTTGAAAACTCTGACAAGTGGTCAGTGGGACATACTGAAGAATGGATGTACAAGACCGAAGACGGAGCATGAAAGTTGCTATCATCACGGACCAACACTTTGGTTTCAAGAAAGGATCTAAGGTATACCATGATTACTTTTTGAAGTTCTATGAGGAAGATTTCTTTCCAATGCTTCAAAGAGAAGGTATCAAAACTGTTCTCGACCTTGGAGATACTTTTGACAACCGCAAAGGTGTTGACCTATATTCTTTGGATTGGGCGAAGACACATTACTTCGACCGTCTCCGAGATATGGGAGTATCTGTGGTGTCTGTTGTGGGCAACCACACCGCATACTATAAGAACACTAACGACATCAATACTATCGATCTACTCCTACGAGAGTACGACAACATTCGTATTGTTAGTCAGTGTGAGGAGATAGATGTATGTGGTCTGCCAATCTTGTTTATCCCTTGGATCAATAACGAGAACCGAGACGAAACTTATAAGGAGATCAAAGCAACTAAAGCAAAGGTTGCTATGGGTCACCTAGAACTGAATGGTTTTGTTGCCACCCATGGTCATGTCATGGAACATGGCAATGACATTGATGCGTATCAGAAGTTTGATAAGGTATTGTCGGGACACTTCCACACCAGATCTAGCAACGGTAAGATCTATTATATTGGTAATCCTTACCAGATGTTCTGGAGTGATGTGAATGACCCTAGAGGATGCATTACGTTTGATACAGAAACCTTTGAGATGAAGAACATCAACAACTCTCACGAGTTGTATAAGGTTATCAAGTACGAAGACACTCCTCGTCAACTGTTCAAGTTCGCTGAGTATAGAGATAAGATTGTCAAGGTGGTTGTGTTCAAGAAGAGTAAGGAGAAAGAGTTTGATCTCTTCCTAGAGTCTCTTCAGAAAGCAAACCCTGTAGAGATCAAAATCATTGAGCGGTCAGAGATGATTGCAATGGATGATGAGATCGTACAGCAGACAGAAGACACCATGACTCTTCTCAACAGGTATGTCGATGATTTAGAGACAGAACTAAATAAATCACGCATAAAAGATATTCTACGAAACACTTACCAGCAAGCATGTGAAGCAATCTAATGCACATAATCACTCCCGCTAACGGTCAAAAAGAAGGTGCCTTTGCAGTCATCAATGACATGGGGGAGAAGGTTGTGTTTTTCTTCACTGAGAAGGACGATGCTGAAAGGTATGCTATGATGTTGGAGGTCGATGGTAAGGACCCTATGGAGGTCATACACATCGCTGACAGAGCAGCAATCGCTGCGTGTGAACGGACGGGTACCAAGTACACCGTCATTACTAAAGATGATCTTGTGATCCCAGTCCAACAGGATGATTGAATTCAAACAAATTCGTTATAAAAACTTTTTGTCATCAGGTAATCAATTTACCACCATCCATCTAAACCAGAACAAGGACACCTTGATTGTTGGTCAGAATGGTGCAGGTAAGTCTACGATCCTGGATGCCCTGACGTTTTCTCTGTTTGGGAAACCTTTTCGTAAGGTCAACAAACCTCAACTTGTCAACACTGTCAACGAACGAGACTGTGTTGTAGAGATCGAGTTTGCTGTTGGTAAGAGGGAGTACAAGATTGTTCGTGGTATCAAACCCAACATCTTTGAGATCTACCGTGATGGTTCTAAACTAAATGAGGATTCCTCTGCAAACGATCAACAGAACTATCTGGAAAAACAGATACTCAAACTCAACTACAAATCGTTTACCCAAATTGTTATTCTTGGGTCTGCTTCTTTCGTTCCTTTCATGCAACTCACTGCTGCTAACCGGCGTGAGGTGATTGAGGATCTGTTGGATATCAAGGTGTTCTCTTCTATGCTGGAGATCATCAAACTCCAACTGAAGGACGCGAAAGACAACCTCAAGGTGTTAGACTTGAAAAAGGAATCTGTAGCAGACAAAATTCTGATGCAGAAACGCTTCATCAAAACTATTGAGGAATCATCTCAAAATGATATCGTTGCCAAACAGAAAGAAATCTCCTCTCTGGTTCAAGAGTCAGCATCGTATCAAGAAAAAGTCCTTGATCTTCTTGAAGAAGTTGAGGACCTCCAAACAGCGGCAAAGGGATATACTTCTTCAGGTGATACTGTAAAGAAACTCGGACAGTTCCGAGCAAAGTTGCAATCTAAGAAGCATAGCAGTGGGGAAGAAATCAAGTTCTTCCAAGACAATACGGTTTGCCCCACTTGCACTCAATCTATCGAGGATGCGTTTCGGGTAAATAGAATTGAACATCTCCAGCAACTCTTACAGAAGCATGAGGATAGTCTCTCCCAAATTGGGGAGGCAATCAGTGCAGAAGAAGAGAAAGAACAAAAGTTCTTGAAGTTGCAAAAGGAGATTACTAACCTCTCGAATGAAATTTCTCAGTTCAATATTCGGATTTCTAATTCAACCAAGCGAAAAGGAGATCTGGAATCAGAAATTCAGGACATTACCGATAGACTTGAGAACAGAAGTGCTGAAGATGTAAAACTATCGGAATACAAGAAGAGTCTAAAAACTATACTTGAAACAATCCAGAGCACCAAGGAAGAGTTTGACCTGTTGACTCAGGGACAACTTCTCCTAAAGGATGATGGTGTCAAGAGTTCGATCATCAGGAAGTATCTTCCTACGATCAACAAACTTGTCAACGATTATCTGCAACGTATGGACTTCTACATCAACTTTACCCTTGATGAAGAGTTCAACGAAAAGATTCAAACTCCAGTGCACGAGAAGTTTTCTTACCCATCCTTTAGTGAGGGTGAGAAGATGAGGATTGACCTTGCTCTCCTGTTTACCTGGAGGGAGATTGCCCGTATGAAGAATAGCGTCGTCACCAATCTACTAATCATGGACGAGGTATTTGATTCTTCTCTGGACGGGTTTGGAACCGAAGAGTTTCTCAAAATTGTCAGGTTCGTGATCAAAGATGCTAATGTGTTCATCATCTCACATAAGAATGAACTGTTTGACAAATTCAATCACTGCCTAGAATTCAAAAAGGTTGGTGGGTTTTCACGACTCGCTTGACAATTCTGAAAAAATCATATACACTAAATAAGTATTCGTGCCTATGTCACGAAACTTTACAACGGGACACGTCGAGTCCCTATCCATCTGCGGGTAACCATTCCGCAAGTAACTAAAGGTATTTTCAATGATCAAATCTGTATTCGCAGCAACTGCTGTTCTTTTCACTTCCGCAGGCGCTGCCCTTGCAGGTCCCTATGTGAACGTGGAGGCAAACTCCTCATTCACGGGCGCAAATTATACTGGAACGACCACAGATCTCCACGTGGGCTACGAGGGTTCTCTCGGCGACGCTGCTTCGTACTATGTACAGGGCGGTGCTAGCCTCGTTTCTCCTGATGGTGCCGAAAGCGACACCGTTCCTTCTGGTAAGGCAGGTCTGGGCGTTGCTGTGACCGATGCACTTGGTGCATATGGTGAACTGTCCTTCATCGGTTCCGGTGATGCTGACGTTGACCGTGGTTACGGTGCCAAACTGGGTCTGAAGTATAACTTCTGATCGAACTGATAGTACATCAATAATTTCCATAAGTAAAATGAAAGCATTCGCAATCGCCCTTGCTGCCGGTGCAGCTGCCCTCTCTGCTGCTCCCGCATTCGCTGGTCCTTATGTAAAGACCAAGCACGAGTTCGTCGGTGTTGACGACGACTACTCCAAAGGTACCCACCAAGTTCGCGTCGGTTACGGCGAGAAGCTTGGTCGCTTCACTCCCTATGTGGAAGGTGGCGTTGGTCGTGCTTATAGCGACAACACTGGAGCAGAAGAGGATTTCAGCGTGATTCAAGTCGGTACCGGCGTGAAGATCACTGACAGTCTCTCTGGTTACGGTAAGTGGATCAACACCTTCAAAGAGAACGATACTCGTTCTTGGAAGGTTGAGTTCGGAACGAAGTACTCGTTCTGATAAATGCTCAAGAGGAGGGACCGAAAGGTCCCTTTTTTTGTGTCCTTGCTAAATAAGCTGCAAAGCTAGCCTGTTATGTTTGACGCCAAAGATGACAATACTGCGACTGTAACCATTACTGAAAAGAATCCTAAGCAGTCTAATCCCATGAAGTGGATTGCTCTGGCACTGGGTACTGTACTTGGGGTTAGTCACATTTCTTTGATTGGATTGTTGGCTAATAAGAAAGCACAACTTCCCAATCTAAATCTACCAGTAAGCGAATACTCTTCATACGAGGCTACGGTAAGTAGCGATGGATATAAAGTTAGATACAACTCTAACGATCCAAAAGTTCTTGAAAGAACACAATCTTTAGACCTTCATCAAGATATCGATAAACCTGGAGGTTTGTTTGGTGGTGGTCGGGAGATGTCCCGAGAAGCGAGACAGTCCTTTACGAATGAGCAATACACTATGGAGGGGACTTTGAATATGCAAGGAGGTCCGCTCCCAAAGTTAGACGGGAGTACCGGCAGTGCAAACCAGAAAAGCGTCGCGTGTATCGAGGCGGTAGGTGGTGGCAAACAGACGGGAAGGGTTGTGGGAGCTAGCGTCGGTGCAGGCGTTGCTTCCAGTGTTATCGGTATTCCCTACATCGGACCTGTGCTTGGTGGTTTAGTTGCTATCTTCACCCAAGACAAAGGTTCTGAGATTGGCGGTAAAGTTGCTGAGGGTTATTCTAAGGACTGTTGAAACCATCACTTCATATAAATGTCGGACAACCGTACTCCGGCACGAAACCGTTCGCCTATAGTCTCAATAAGAGTCACTACAAAAAAAGAAGATTTTATACTGAACCTAACATCCTTTACTATTTGTTTTTACTGGATGCAGATCCGATAAAAGCAAATGAGTATTTTGATTCAATGAATCAAAACTTTGAAAAGGATGTAACACTTGGAGATTATATCTCTAACGTGAAATCTTCTGGTGGGTATCTAGATTTTTCAAATAGTAACAGTAGTATAAGTCTAGATTACCTTCTAAAAATTGCACCCATCTTACAAGAAGAGTTTGATGTTCGTGTCACTATGATCTGGAGAGATCCAGTCGATAGATCATATTCTCATGCATCGGATGAGTACAGCAAGTATGCGTTGGGAAAATCTAAGGGCACTACATGGGAAAAGTTTTCCACTAGAAATAAGCATGAGAACTTCAAGTTCTATGCTCACTGGAGAATGATTCGTAAGAAATTTCCTACCAGCATTCGCTACTGGAAGTCTCAACTAGAAGGTAACAATCAAAAAGTTACACCCAGTTATGCCAGGATCTATCACACATGGGCAAAGGCATTTACCCATGTGATGCCTGTAATCATGGAAGACCTATGGTATGGGCATAGCAATCAACTAGAACGTCTAGAGGAGTTTGTGGGGTATCCTGTGGGCATCCTGTACGACAATGGATATACTTCTGGACATGTGACTGAAGGGCATCAGAAGTCTGACCTACAGATCCTGACAGACAGTGATAGAGAGTATGCATTTGAGCGTATGCAGTGGGTCTATCAGGAGTACGAGACAGTCTGTGGACCCAGACCAAGCACGTGGTATACTAGTGGAGTTCGAGCATAGGTATGCATCGTTACCTCAAAGCATTCTTGAACCCTTTGGTTCAGATCAATGTTCTTACCGTGGGGTGTCTACTTATAGTAGGTATCCTACACAATCACGCCCACTACAGCATGGAAGTCGATGCCGATTCGTACGTCCGGAATTGGTGCAAGCAGAATCCTGACAAGTGTGCCAGATTCATCGACGACGACTATTGACAAAATCTTTACATTCCTATATAATAATGTAACAGTTCGTAACATCAGCATGACAGTGATCACAGAAGACGGCGGCAGAACAAATCTGTATGCCCGTGAACCCCGTATGTATGTGTCTAAAACCGACGCTGAGCGTTATGGTTACGAGACCTATGCAGAACGTGCGGAGAAACTGAATGGACGCACTGCTATGCTTGGATTTGTTGCTGCTGTTATTTCTTATGCTACTAGTGGTAGTCTATTTTTCTTTGGTATCTTCGGATTCTGATCATGATTGAACTTTTGACGCAGACTGAGTTTTCTTGGGCTGCCAACCACACCATCGCAGAATTCCTTGCGGGTTATGTATTTGGTGCGGCACTTATCATTGGAGCACCTGGAGTGTTCTTCTTCGTTGCCTTTATGGCAGCACTACAAAATACAAAAGGTCGTATGGTTGGTTACAAGGACCATAAAACCTACGGTGATTCTTCTACTTACGAGAATACACCTAGCGACACCTCTAAAGCATACTTACAACTTTCAATCCTAGAACAATGAACGAAAAGGCAGAACGCATCAATGGGTGGGCAGCGATGATTGGAGTCGTTGCAGCAATGGGATCTTACGCAGTGTCTGGACAACTCATCCCCGGTATCTGGTGATGGGATTTGTAGCAGCAGCGTTGTTGCTACTGATTCCTATCGGTGTAGCAGCAAGTAAGTCATGAGTATTGAATGGGGACAGACGGTAGTCTTTTTCTTGACACCTCTTTTCTTCATGCTTCTCTTTGTAGAGACTGATGACGACGATGGAGACGGTCCAGACAGTGGACTGATGACTCCGGCATACAATCCAATATGAGAAAGGGGGCACGGACCCCCTTTTTTCATGGTTGACTGCTAGAAACCGTGGTGATATAATATGGTATCCCCGCCAACCCGATGAAACTCCGTAACACTATGAGACTGTCTGAAAAGACCCTTGAAATCCTGAAGAACTTTACGACTATCAACCAGTCGCTGTTCTTCAAGCAGGGGAACACACTGCGTACGATTTCCGTGATGAAAAACGTACTCGCGGAGGCGGAAATCGATGAACATATTCCTCGTGACTTTGCTATCTACGACTTGCCTCAGTTTCTGAACACACTGTCTCTGTACAAGTCTCCTGATATTGATGTGTCTACTCATAATAGTCATGCCCTTATCAAAGACGGAGCACAGAATCGGGCAAAGTTCTTCTTCTCTGATCCTAGTGTGATCATTGCACCTCCCGAGAAGGAGATGAAACTTCCCTCACAGGAAGTGTCCTTTGATTTGAGTGAGAGTGATCTTACCCGAATCATGAAGTCTTCTGCTATCATGCAACTGCCTGACCTGTCAGTGGTTGGTGCTGATGGCATTGTCAAACTCGTGGTTAGTGATCGTAAGAACGACACCTCTAACGAGTATGCGATCAAGGTTGGCGAAACTGAAAGCAACTTCTCCTTCAATTTCAAAATTGAGAACATCCGACTGATCCCTAAGGACTACCGGGTGCTGATCTCTGCACAGAAACTTGCTAAGTTTGTCAACGATGACTTCAAACTTACATACTTCATTGCTCTGGAACCTGACTCTAAGTATTCTGAATGAAAAAATTTCTTACAGCAGCGGTTGCTGCGGCAGTGGTTGCCCTACCTGCCCTTTCAGACCCAAACCACGATAAGATCACCAAGGGATACAACACCATGGATGCCATGGGATGTATGCTGCTCCGGGAGTGCACTGAAGGTACTGATGAAGTGTTCTCTCTGCTGGACATCAGCAGCGAGTATCCTAATACGGAGGAGTTTACCTTCCTCTCAGCAGAGTTCAACACTATGCTGATGGCACTGAATCAAGTTGGTGTCAAGGTTTTCCTTGCAGACGAGAAGTATTTCCCTCATCAACACCGTGGTGTCTACCACACTGTGAGCAATAACTTCTTCCTGAATCGTAAGTACATGGGTCAACCACATGTCCTTATGCAAGTGATGCGTCACGAAGGATGGCATGCTGCACAGGACTGTATGGCAGGTTCGATCAAAAATAGTTTGATTGCTATTATCAAACCTGAAGATGAGGTACCTATGATCTGGCGTGTGATGGCAGAACGCACTTATCCAGAGTCTGCTGTTCCCTGGGAAGCGGAAGCAGGTTGGGCAGGTCACACTGAAAGTATGACTATGCAGGCACTACAGTCCTGTGCTCGTGGTAAAATGTGGGAGGACTACGATCCCACTCCTATGACACGTGAATGGTTGGAAGAAAATGGGTACATCAAGTAAAGCTACCAATCACATCAATCAGAATCCTTCTAGTGAGAAGGACAAACCATTCCCCAAGAAACTGTACTTGCAACTGATGCGGAGACCTCCTTTCTACCGTCTCTGCATCTTGCCTGATGAAGTACAAAAACTAACGCTTCAGCAGTGGATGGACGTATGTCCAGACCTTCCCAAGTTCAAAGAAACCTTTTTCTTAGATGATCCCGAAAGTCACTACTGATACCATTGCCACATTGTACCTTGATTATCTAGCAGAATTTTTCAATGCAAGGTGGTACCGATCAGAAACCCTCAACTCTAGAGGAGAAAGAACCCAGCGATACATCATTGAAGGACCCATTAGTCCCGGTCCTCATGCTCCTGGGAGTGATAGCAGCGACGCTTAGTGTCATTGTTGCCGGGTATATCCATGGTAACATGCACATTGAAGCAGTATACAAATCTCTTACACAATTCAAATGAGCGACTTTGCCTGGGATCATGGTTCTATCATGGACCAGATCGATGAAACAATCAAAAATCTTGGTTGGGAATCCACCGACAATATTGTTGTAGAGGTTGGTGGTACATCAGTCTATGAGATTGATGGCGCTGGAACCAAGTGGGCACCTGTCAAAGGTACCCGTAAGTACAACAAAGATGCCTTCATTGTCATCAAAAGAAAAACCCCCGTAATTTCTAGTAATGCACATCCACCCGTACCGGAACAATAAAAGAAACCAACTGAAGAACTACATCTGGAAGTACAATGAAATCTTTGATACTTTCATTGGTACGAAGAGTGATTGGGATGCCTTACAAGAACAACGTAAGATCTTTGTAGAAAACAAAGAGAAGTATGGATTCTTTTGTCACTCAGAAGACTATGATGTGAATGGTTACTTCGATTTCATTGAGAAGATCGATTCACTGATCGAACCGGGCGATGCCAAAAGGGCGTTCCGGTCTGCTATAATTGACAATCGGTTGATCGACATCGAGCATTTGGTGGAACGATCAACGTGTTACCAGGAGACGTTTGAGGAATGAGCACTGACTATTTGTGGGTCGAAAAATATCGTCCCACAACGATTGAAGAATGCATTCTTCCTGATAACATCAAAAAAACTTTTCAGGAATTTGTAAATAGTGGTGAGATCCCTAATCTACTTCTTGCCGGACCACCTGGTATCGGTAAGACAACTGTTGCTAAGGCACTGTGTCAGGAACTTGGGGTTGATTACTACGTTATCAACGGGTCTGATGAAGGACGGTTTCTGGACACGGTTCGTAACCAAGCAAAGAATTTTGCTTCAACTGTTTCTCTTACGTCAGAGTCTAATCACAAGGTCATCATCATTGATGAGGCAGATAACACTACACATGATGTTCAACTCCTTCTCCGAGCTAACATCGAAGCGTTCTACAACAACTGCCGATTCATCTTCACCTGTAATTACAAGAACAAAATTATTGAACCTCTCCACAGCCGATGCGCGGTGGTCGATTTCGGAATTACAGGGAAAGATAAACCAAAAATAGCATCACTGTTCTTCAAGAGACTCCAGACTATCCTCACGAATGAGGGTGTTGAGTGCGATCCTAAGATCCTAGCGGAACTTATCAATAAGCATTTTCCTGACTGGAGAAGGGTTCTCAACGAACTGCAAAGACATAAGAGTGATGGTATAATACATACATCTGTGCTCTCTGAGTTGACCAACGTCAACACCAGTGAGTTAGTCGGATTTATTGCTAAGAAAGAGTTTCCTAATGTTAGGAAATGGATCGTACAGAACTTGGACAACGATCCTAATACTATTCTTAGGGGTGTCTATAACTCAATCTATGAGTATATGAAACCTAAATCCATTCCTGAGGCGGTCTTGATCATTGCCAAGTATCAATACCAATCTGCTTTTGCAGCAGATCAGGAAATCAATCTCCTAGCAGCAATGACCGAAATTATGGTCAACTGCGAATTCAAATCCTAATTCTGAAAAATGACAGCAGTTATTATTGTCTACGGAACGCTTGTATTGGCGGTTATCGTAGCGTCCCTGTGGTTGATTGGCAAAGGTAAGTAATGAAGTGTCTTGTAACAGGCGGTGCTGGGTTCATCGGATCCCACGTCGTTTCTCGCCTGCTGCATGATGGTCATGAAGTTGTCGTTATCGACAACGAATCGGCAGAAGCCAACGATGCCTTCAACTGGTATGAAGACGACGCAGAGAATCATGTCTTGGATATTCGAGACATCGATGCTTGTCGTCCAGTTTTCAAAGGTGTCGAAGCAGTCTTCCATCTAGCAGCACAGTCTAGAATTCAACTTGCTATGTCTAATCCGTTTGACTGTGTTCAAACGAATGTCATAGGCACTTGCAATATGCTGGAACTTTCCCGTGAAGTTGGAGTTCAGCGTTTTGTCAATTCCTCAACTTCATCTTGCTATGGTCTGAACAATACTCCTCCTCTTGTGGAGTCCATGCCAACGGATTGTTTGAATCCGTATTCAGCAAGCAAAGTTTCTGCTGAAAAATTCTGTTATATGTATTATCGCCTGCATAAACTGCGGACGATCACGCTTAGGTACTTCAATGTCTATGGTCCTAGGCAACCTCTGAAGGGCATGTACGCCCCTGTAATCGGTCTGTTCCAAGAACAGGCACGGAAGGGTGAATACCTGACGATCGTTGGAGACGGGACGCAGCGTAGAGACTTTACCCATGTCGATGATGTGGTAGAAGCAAACATGTGTGCTCTCAACACCAACATCTCTGGAGTTGCTGTCAACATCGGAACGGGTACCAACTACTCCGTGAACGAGGTTGCTGCTATGATCTCTGACAAAGTGACTTACATCGCTCCTCGTAAGGGTGAGGCACAGGAGACTCTAGCCGACAACACAAAAGCAAAAAATATGCTAGGATGGGAACCAACAATCGACCTTAGGTCCCAACTCTGCAATGTTTGACATTGACCGCATCAACCTCCAAGAGTTTTTTGGATGCGTAGCAGCAACCAATACAACTCAGATGAAGTCGAATGCTTTCAAGACCATTCGCACCTGGTTGCAGGAGAAGTCCTTCGCCAAGTGGAGTGACGGACAGTTGCGATATGTTGGTGACTATAAAGACGGTATGGACTTTGAGTCAGATGAACATGCCTATGAGATGAAAGGCAAACTAAAGATGTTCAACAAAAACGGTAGCACTTCTGCCGTAGACTTGAAGAACTTCCGTGGTGAGAGTAAGGTAGTCAATAAGACGTTTGACTACATGATCCTTGTGGACACCCTGTCTATGAGTATTGCCGTCACTGATTGGGAGACCATCCAGAAGCGTATTTACTTTACTGAGAAGTCACCTGTTGCTAAGTTCAAACTAGAACCTGGCGAGTACACAATGCTCGCAGAAAACGTTACCCCTACTGAGAAGTCCATGACTTCTACAGAAATTCTGGAAAATCTACAAAAGATCCTGTGATGTATCAGTCATTCAAACTCAAGACTCCTCTTCGTTATCCTGGCGGCAAGTCACGTGCGGTAAAGAAAATTTACCCATACCTTCCTGAACTGAGCATGTACGACACCTATAAGGAGTGCTTCCTTGGTGGTGGTAGCATGGCACTATGGGTAACCCAGCAGTTCCCTGGTGTGGACATTGAGGTCTGTGACCTGTACGAACCGCTTATCAACTTCTGGAAAGAACTCCAGAAAAATGGAGACCGTATGGTTCGGACTCTTACTGAAGCAAAGCAAGATCACAATGATCCTGACACTGCACGGGTGCTCTTTGATGAGTGCAAACTGATTATCAATCAGCAGTCACGTTCTAACCATGACCGTGCCTGTGCTTTCTATGTTGTAAACAAGTGCTCTTTCAGTGGACTGACAGAAGCATCTTCTTTCTCCAAGCAAGCGAGTAATCAGAACTTCAGTCAGAGTGGTATTGATCGTTTGTCTCAGTTCTCTGAGTTGATTCAAGACTGGAAGATCCGTCACGATTCCTATGAATCTCTTCTCAATGTGATGGACAATGCATTTGTCTATCTTGATCCTCCGTACGACATCAAAGACAATCTGTACGGTCGTAAAGGATCTATGCACAAGTCGTTTGATCATGACGACTTTGCTGCTAAATGCAATGCTGCAAGGCACGATTGTCTGATCAGTTACAATTCAAATCAGTTGGTAGAAGATCGGTTTGGTGACCAGTGGAAAGCGGGTGAGTTTGATCTGACTTACACCATGCGTTCTGTTGGTGATTATATGAAAAACCAAACACAACGCAAGGAACTCCTACTGATGAATTACTAGATAGTATGGTATATACCTGACCATGAGAAGACTGAATTCGTTTTTCCTAAACGTAACTGTCGCGATCCTGGACTACCTCTACAACGGTAGAGACTATCAAAGATTTTGGGTGCTTGAGGAAATTGCTCGGGCACCCTATTTTGCTTTCTTGAGTGTGTTACATTTCCGTGAAAGCATGGGTCTTCGAGGTCCAGATCACCTATACTTGATGAAGCAGCACTTCGAGCAAAGCGTCAATGAAACCGAACATCTGGAATACATGGAGAGTAGGGGCGGTAATTCTTATTGGATTGACCGTTTTCTCGCAAGACACCTTGTTCTTGTATACTATTGGACCAATGTGGTGTATTACTGGTTGGCTCCTAAGTCAGCGTACCATCTATCGTACGAGGTAGAAGTCCACGCTGCTCATACCTATGAGAAGTATATTCGGGACAATGGAGAAGACGAAAGGATTCTAGAGATCATGAACGATGAAATCGAACATTCTCTAGAACTGAAAGCGGCAATGGAAAAGTCCCTAGATAGTATCATCTAATTGAGTAATATGCTGTCTACTCAGTATCGTCTCCGTCTTGAAGAGATCTGTAGGAAGATTGTCAATAAGGAAGAAGTTCCTTTAGCAGACATGATTTGGGCAAACAAATTAGCGAAGGCAAATACTACGGCAAAGACTTGGTTGAACCGTGCTAGGAGGGAGGTCCTGAACCCTGGTGACGATTTTTTCAATGATCTAAATCTTGGTTCTCCGGATCCGACCGAGCACAAACAGAAGTTTGATGGTGCTGAGGATATTATGGATTGGTTCCGTCATGAAAGATGTGACGACTGGAGACAGCGAGATTGAAACACACGGTATATCAACACTGGGATCCTCTGAAAGTATGTGCAGTCGGGAGGTGCTTCCCTCCTGAGTACATGAGTAGGATCCAGAACGCCAAGGTTCGCCCCGTCATGGAGAGGATCTGTCAGGAGACCTGTGAGGACCTAGACAAACTTGCAGATAAACTGCGAGAGTTTGGCGTCGAAGTGCTCCGTACAGACCTCTGTGACGACCCTGACGCCTATGTAGACGGCAGACAGGGTGCACCCCCCGGCAAGGGTCAGGTGACCTGCTATCCGCCCATGCTGCCCCGTGACTACACGGCAATGATTGGGGATACTTTCTACATGCCTGGTCAAAGGTTTGGGGATAAGATCGATATTCGCCATGTTTTTGACCAGTTGACCAGTGGAAAGTCTGAAGGCAACGGTTCTCGTGAGAGACTACTGGCAAAACTACTAGAGGATGCACTGGAACCGGACAAAAATCTGTCCACCAGCATGTCTTTGTTCAAATTTAGGACAAGAAAAAACTATCATACCGCTGCAAAGACCCTGATGGGTCTTGATGCCGAGCAAATGCGAGAGCAAATTACTCTTGCAGAGACGATGCAGATTGGAAACAGTCAAAGATACCCTTCTACGGGATCATTTTATCCATTTTCTAGCATTGAAAAGTGGTTACAGGACAATAATGTCCCGATTGTCTATGATCAACACATCAACACTGCTACTAGCATTAGATGTGGCAAGGATTTATATTTTAGTTTCTGTAATGTTATCAATAAATTGAATCAAAAGAGTTTTGATGCTAAGTTGACTAGATTATTTCCTAATAATCGCATCAATTACTTGGCACATACGGGTCATAGTGATGGTTCTACCTGTGTAATCAAACCTGGACTGGTGGTTTCCCTAAAAGGAACTGAAGATTGTGAGAAATTGTTCCCTGGTTGGGACATTTGTTCTATCAGCGGTGAGTCTTGGGACAAAGTGGACGGGTTCCTCAAGATGAAGGAGAAGAATCGTGGCAAATACTTCGTCGCAGGTGAGGAAGACAACGATGATCTGATAGAATACATGGATGTCTGGTTGAATCACTGGCAACTGTACGTTGAGGAGTCTGTCTTCGACGTAAACATGCTTGTAATCGACGAGAACAACGTCATCTGTAACGGTTATAATAAGAAGGTGTTCGACGCCTTTGAACGTCATGGTGTGACTCCTCACATCCTGAACCTTCGACACCGTTACTTCTGGGATGGTGGTCTGCACTGTGTCACATCTGACATTTCTCGTCAGGGTGAGTGCAAAGACTTCTTCCCAGACCGTGGTGACTACCAATCCAAAGTTATAGCATGAACTCTACACTGACTAATTGGGTAAAGATGCTCACTACACCTAGTGAAGCGTTTGGTGGTATGCCACCATGTCCATTTGCAAAGAGTGCTTTCCTTCGCAAGAAGGTAGAAGTCCTTGAGTACACAGACTTTGCTCAGATTGTTGGATACATGACAAAGGAGTGGACCAAAGAGGTGGTCATCTTTGTCATTGATAATATGAATGCCAACTGGGTTACTGAATTGGCAGAGAAATGTAACAAAATCTATCCAGAGTTCTTGTTCTTGGAGGAACATCCAGACCTGGTGGAGGTAGTTGATGGTCAGCACTTGAATAGTGGCATGACATTGCTCCTAGTGCAGAAGAGAAAGGAGTTGGAGGACGCTAGAAAGGAGTTGAAATCAACAAAATACTATGATAAATGGACCGAAGAATTGAAGCAAAGGATTTTCAACCGATAGATAATATGCTAGACTGGTAATTTGGTAGACACTATGTCAGAAGAACCAACGGACCTCTGGGAAGACATGGCAACCCTCAATAGTCTTTATGAAGAGTTGCTTTGGGAACCTAGTGAAGTTCTTGAGTTTGTTCCTGACTACGAAAACGACTGCATTATTATTCGCCGCAAAAACAAATGGACTTGAAGGACTGGTTGAAGTCGATCAACGAAACTAAGGACAATCTGATCGATGAAGATCCGTTGCTAGAGTCAAAATATCTGCCTTACATTGTCAATCGATGCATGTCTGGGCATATTGATGCCTTGATGTATGCAAATGAGATGAATATCAATTCTCATCTAGATAAAAAGTTACAGTATGACTTCTTTCTAAATAGTCTGAGATCCAAGAAGAGATTTTCTCCTTGGATGCGGAAAGAAGAGTTATCAAACCTCCAAACCGTCAAAAAATACTATGGGTATAGTGACGAAAAGGCGAGGCAAGTGCTTCCTCTACTATCTGATGAACAACTAGACATTATTCGACAACGATTTGACACTGGAGGATTGAAATGAGCGGTACTGAACCGATTTATCAATGGTCGCCTGATAAAATGATTGAAGTGGTTCTTGCAGAACCAGATGATTTTCTAAAAGTACGCGAGACGCTTACTCGTATTGGTGTAGCGAGTCGCAAAGAGAAAAAACTGTACCAGTCCTGCCATATTCTGCATAAGCAGGGACGTTACTATATTGTGCACTTCAAAGAACTGTTTGCTCTTGATGGAAAGAAGGCAAACTTGAGTGTGAATGACGTTCAACGTCGTAATCGCATCGTAAAATTGCTTGTAGACTGGGGTCTTGTTCAGATTTCTGAAGAAGGATTCAATAGAATTGTTGACGTGTCTCCTCTGAATCAGATCAAAGTTATCTCATTCAAAGAGAAAGCAGAGTGGTCTTTGGAAACGAAATACAACATTGGTAAGAAAAAAGTTGCCACAGATACCTAAATAAATCGTCGCTCTTTCGTGCGCGACACGCTACATACGGAATATACGCTACGAGAAGGGGGGTTACCAACACCCCCTTTTTCATGCTTGCTCTTATAATTAGTACTGTAAGAGGATTGGGATCTTAGGATCCCCCTTTTACGCCAAAGGTTGCCTTCGGGGACCACACAACACATTCTGCCTAACAGGAGAACAATGTCTAACATCGAGAAGTATCGTGCAGCCAGTCTGCCGGACCTTATTGACCGCATCAATAAGAACGCCCTTGGATGGGATCAATCATTCAATCAGTTTTGGGAATCAAATACCTTTGGTGGTAACTATCCCCCATACAACATCGTACAACTCAGCAATCATGAGACTAGACTTGAGGTAGCACTCGCTGGATTCAAGAAAGATGAAGTCAAGGTCTTTACTGAGTATGGTAAGTTGGTTGTAGAAGGATCCAAAGCAGAAAACGAAGAGGAAGAATATCTTCACCGTGGTCTAGGCACCCGGAAGTTTACCCGCAAGTGGTCGATTGCCGAGGATGTCAAAATCAATTCGGTGACTTTTGAAGATGGTTTGTTGGTAGTGAACATCGGTAAGATTGTTCCTGAGCATCACGCCCGTAAAGATTACCTCTAAATACTACTACGGTTAGTAGTCAGTAAGTGTACCGGAGAATCTTACATCATATCAAAGCATCAGACTTGCGGGAGACCGCAGGTCTGACTTTGCGTTTTAGGGAAGACTTGAACCCCAAGTTTTGGTTTGGTAGTAAGTTGAAACCTGAAGTGCGTAAGGCACTGATGAATTTTGCTAAAGCATTTGCAGATTTTGTGGATCTGGATGATCGTGCCATCTCTGATGTGTTGATGTTGGGTGGCAATGCAGGGTATAATTACACTCAGTACAGTGACATTGATGTCCATCTGGTTGTAGATCCTGATATGATCCCAGACTGTGATCCAGATTTGATTGCAGACTACTACATGGACAAGAAGACTCTGTGGGAACTGACTCACGATGTCAAAGTCTATGGTGCTCCTGTAGAACCCTACATTGAACGTCCTGGTATCACTCGCAAGAAGAACCAGGGTGTGTATAGTGTTCTCAAGAACAAGTGGGTGCAGGAACCCGAGAAGATGGAAGGCGAGATTGATGAGTTTGAACTGACTAAGAAGACAAACAACCTCAAGAACAAAATCGATACTCTGATTCAGACTGAGAAACCTGAGGCACTCAAGAGTGTCGTACACAAACTCAGGTCAGCACGTGCGTCATCGCTTGACAAGTTTGGCGAGTATGGATTTGAGAACCTGGTCTTCAAAGAACTAAGAAATTCTGGGTATATCGACAAGATCCGTAAGTCTATGGTAGAATTGAAAAACCGAAAGCTGTCGCTTCCATGATCCAAATTTTGTTATTGAAGAACGATCTCGTTCTGATCTCTAGGATTGAGGAGGTATCTACTGAACTCGGAGAACCTGACTGCAAACTGATCAAACCTTATAAGATGGTGCTGCATGGTGACTGCACCGATAGTGTCACGTTTGAGTCTTGGCCTTCGTTTACTGATCAAACGGAGTTGATGATCCACTCCGATAGTATCCTCACCCTAGTCGAACCTAATAAGTTCCAACTCGATAAGTACCAATCACTGACTGCTGAATGAGGTATTACACGAACGTTCAGATGGTCGGGAACGACTTTCTGGTCCGTGGTTATGAAAACGGTAAATCATTCACTGCCAGAGAGAGTTACCAACCTACATTATTTGTACCTAGCAAGAAGAAAACACAATTCAAGACGCTCGATGGACGATATGTCCAGAGCATACAACCTGGAACAGTCAGAGAATGTCGTGAGTTTGTACGTACCCACGAGAACGTAGAGAACTTTGACATCTATGGGAACAATCGGTATATCTATCAGTACATCTCAGATAAGTATCCTGAAGATCAGATCGACTTTGATCTGAAGAAGATGAAACTCGTTACTATTGACATTGAGGTGTCAGCAGAACGAGGATTCCCTACTGTTGAGGCATGTGACGAGGAGATGCTGTGCATCACCCTTCAGAACTATGCTACAAAACGCATCCTGACCTTTGGTATCGGTAAGTATCACAACACCGATCCCATGGTCAAGTATGTGGAGTGCAACGATGAGTATGATTTGTTGCAGCACTTCATCAACTACTGGTCTAGTGACCCTCCTGAGGTCATCACTGGATGGAACTGCCAACTGTATGACATCCCATACCTTGCCAAGAGGATTGCTCGTGTCCTGGGCGAGAAGCAAGCAAAGAAACTGTCTCCGTGGAATCTACTGACCTCTGAAGAGACCTATATCATGGGTCGTCCACACTTGGTGTATGACATCGGTGGGGTCACAGTGCTTGACTACATGGACCTGTACAAGAAATTTACGTACAAGGCACAAGAAAGTTATAGATTGGACTATATTGGAGAGGTTGAACTTGGTCAGAAGAAACTTGACCACAGTGAGTTTGACACCTTCCGCGAGTTCTACACAAAAGACTGGCAAAAGTTTGTCAGGTATAACATCCAAGACGTGAGACTGGTTGACTCCCTTGAGGAGAAGATGAAACTCATTGAACTGGCAGTCACCATGGCATTTGACGCTAAGGTGAACTTCACCGATGTGTTTTACCAGGTGCGGATGTGGGATATGATCATCTATAACGACCTGAAGAAGAAGGGTATTGTCATTCCTCCCAAGAAAGATGCAAACAAGAACGAAAAATATGCTGGCGCATATGTAAAAGAACCTATCCCTGGCATCTATGAGTGGGTTGTAAGTTTTGACTTGAACTCTCTGTATCCGCACCTCATCATGCAGTACAACATCTCTCCCGAGACTCTGCTAGATGACAGGTACCCTAACGTCAGTGTTGATAAACTCCTGAATGAAGAAGTAGACCTGTCTGGACTGACAGATACCACTGTATGTCCCAACGGAGCACAGTTTACTAAGAAAGTTAGGGGATTCCTTCCCAAACTTATGGAGAAAATCTACAGTGAACGGGTGGTCTTCAAGAAGAAGATGCTCAAGGCGAAGCAAGAGTATGAAAAGAATCCTACAAAGGACTTAGAGAAGGAGATTGCCCGGTGTAACAACATCCAGATGGCAAAGAAGATCCAACTCAACTCTGCTTATGGTGCTATTGGTAACAATTACTTCCGCTATTACAAACTAGCAAACGCAGAAGCGATTACATTGTCTGGTCAGTTCAGCATCCGCTGGATTGAGAACAGAATGAACCAGTATCTCAACAAAATCCTGAAAACTGAGGGTGAAGACTATGTTATTGCCAGTGACACTGACTCTATCTATCTCAATATGGGTCCTCTGGTCGAAACTGTATACAAAGGGAGAGAAAAAACTACTGAAGGCATTGTCGATTTCCTTGATAAGGTCTGTTCGATGGAACTTGAGAAGTATATTTCGAGTTCTTATGAAGCGTTGGCGACCTATGTGAACGCATACGAACAGAAGATGTTCATGAAGCGGGAGACTATCGCTGAACGTGGTATTTGGACCGCTAAGAAGCGATACATCCTCAACGCATGGGATATTGAGGGTGTGAGGTTTGCTGAACCCAAACTCAAGATCATGGGCATTGAAGCAGTCAAGTCATCGACTCCTGCACCTTGTCGTCAGATGATCAAAGATGCTCTGAAGATCATCATGAGCAAGACTGAGGTGGATGTTATCAATTATATTGAGGACATGCGTCGGGAGTTCAGAAAAATGGATCCTGCTGCTGTCTCATTCCCTAGATCATGCAACAATGTAGATAAGTACAAGAGTAATCTGTCTATCTACGCCAAGGGCACACCTATCCATGTGAGGGGTGCACTTCTATTCAATCACTATATCAAGAAGGCAGATCTTGGATCTAAATATAGTGCTATCAACAACGGAGACAAGATCAAGTTCTGTTATCTCACCAAACCGAACACAATCCAAGAGAACGTTATCTCTTTTACTGGTGATTTCCCTAAAGAACTCGGTCTAACGCAGTATGTTGACTATAATTTGATGTTTGACAAAGCATTCCTTGAACCACTCAAGGCGGTGTTAGATGCTATCGGGTGGTCTGTTGAAAGGCAGGCAACTCTGGATCTTTTCTTTGTCTAATGCTATAATCGAAACACTATCAGGACACTATGGACCTCCCCATCAACGATAAAGAACTGACGACCATCTGTAACGCACTGCGTCTCGGTGGCGACACTTCTCTTTATCAGAAACTGGTTCGCATCAAGGATATCCGTGCCGATAATCCTGGTGGACCGTACAAAAAAATTGCCAGGGAGCAGTTTGGTTACGTTATTTGAATGAATCTCGTGTTTTTTGAAAAAGTTAGTCTGGTTACAGGCGGATTCGACCCTATCCACAGCGGTCACCTACATTATTTTGATCGTGCTAAGGACTTTTCAGACTACCTGGTGGTAGGATTGAACGGTGATCCTTGGTTGAAACGTAAGAAGGGTCAGTATTTTCAGTGTTGGACTGAACGTGCCGACATTGTACGGCATCTTGACATGGTTGATGCTGTCATCTCTTGGGATGATGCCGATGATAGTGCCTGTGGTGCTATCGAGAAGTGTCTAGACATTGCAGAGACTGTTGTCTTCTGTAATGGAGGAGACCGGGGTGCAACTAACACTCCAGAATATGAAAGGTTCAAGGATAATGAACGAGTTGTCTTTGAATGGGGTGTGGGTGGTACAGACAAGATCAATAGTAGCTCCTGGATCCTTCATGGATACTTTGAGAGACAACGTAAACTATTAGGTATTTGACATGGATTTTTTCAAGGACATCATCAAAGAGATTGGCGATGACTACACAAAACTCGCGTCGGATGTTGACGATACGGAGCGATTTGTTGACACTGGCTCTCACATTTTCAATGCCCTGGTTAGTGGCAGCATTTATGGGGGAATCAGTGGCGATAAAATCACTGCAATCGCTGGTGAAACCTCCACAGGAAAAACATTCTTCTCCCTTGCGGTAGTCAAAAACTTCTTGGAGAAGCACCCTGACGGTGGTGTCATGTATTTTGACACTGAGTCTGCTATCAAGAAAGGTATGCTGGTCGAGCGTGGCATTGACCTGGAAAGGTTTGGTCACGTGCAGGTTGTCACTATCGAACAGTTCCGTAATCGGGCACTGAAGATTGTTGACAAATATCTCAGTCTAGATGAGAAGGATCGCAAACCCATGATGTTTGTACTAGACTCTCTAGGAATGCTCTCCACTGAAAAGGAGATCAAGGATGTCCTTGAGGACAAACAGACCCGTGACATGACGAAGAGTCAACTCGTCAAGGGTGCATTCAGAATGCTTACACTCAAACTCGGTCAAGCAAATGTTCCACTCATTGTCACCAACCATACATACGATGTCATCGGAGCTTACGTACCAACTAAAGAGATGGGAGGAGGTTCGGGACTCAAGTATGCAGCGAGTACAATCATTTATCTCAGCAAAGCAAAAGAAAAGGATGGAACGGAAATCATTGGAAACATTATCAAAGCTAAGGCAGTCAAGTCACGTTTGAGCCGTGAGAACCGTACTGTTTCGATCCGTCTGTATTACGATGAGCGTGGTCTTGATCGATATTATGGTCTTCTGGAGCTCGGTGAAAGCACTGGGGTAATCAAGAAGGTCGGCAATCGATATGAGATTGACGGTAAGAAGGTGTATGCCAAAGAAGTGTACAGCAACCCTGAGAAGTATTTCACTCCAGAGTTGATGGAACAACTTGACGAGGCAGCGGGCAAAGAGTTTAGTTATGGTAGTTGACCTACCACTATTCCCTATACCCATATCTCTTTATAATTTTGGAGAAGACAATCACGAACTAAACGTTGATTTAGTTACTGATATACTCAAAGAACAAGACAGAGATCCTGATGGTTTGACTCGATCAAACCTGGGTGGGTGGCATAGTAGTTCTGATTTAGAGGATAGGTACGAAAGTTTTAGTACCCTCAGAAACCAGATAGAGAATAGTGCTAACGAATATTGTGTCAAGCATGGGTATCTACCTGGACTTGTTTGTCAACAGTTGTGGGCAAACATAAACCAGAGTGGTGACATGACTGTTGGTCATCATCATGGTGTGTCAGCGTTGACGGGGGTGTATTACCCTGTCCAATCTATCGTTGACAACGATTGTAACTTCAGTTATAGTGACACGAACCCAATACAAGCAGGTATATGGGACGGTAAGAAGGGTGGATCTATCTATTTCCAAGATCCTTCTTATGGTTTGAAGACAGGACTCAGAAAGGATGACAGACCAAGTGCATACAACTTGGATGCATACCACACTTACCCTGTTGCCGGACTTCTAATTCTATTCCCCTCATACCTAACTCACGCAGTGCTACCATTCAGAGAAGAACAAACCAAAAGACTTAGTATTTCTTTTACTGCTGTGTATAGATGACAGAACGAGTACCACTATCGATTCTCAACAACCTGGTACACGATGAAGAGTATGCTCGGCAAGTCGTTCCATTTATTGAACCAGATTACTTTGAGGAGAAGACTGATCGCGTAGTATATCAGCAGGTTGCTGAGTATCTAACGAAGTACGATACGATTCCAACCAAAGAAGCACTCCAAATTGAGGTCGGATCTCGAACAGATCTTACCCAAGAGGAGTTTCAGTTGATAGAGAATTTGGTTTCCTCGCTAGACTTGCAGGAGAAACCAAACTCGTCGTGGTTGCTTGATACCACTGAGAAGTGGTGTAAGGACAGAGCAATCTACCTTGCTCTAATCAAGAGTATTCAAGTTGCTGATGGTAATGATGACAAACTCTCTCCCGATGCGATCCCAGGCATCCTTTCCGACGCTCTTGCGGTCGGGTTTGATCAGCATGTGGGACATGACTACCTCGATGATTCCGAGGATCGCTTTGCATATTATCACCGAGTCGAAAATAAAATCCCCTTTGATCTTGAATACTTCAATAAGATTACTTCGGGCGGACTCAGTGATAAAACGCTCAACATCGCTCTTGCTGGCACAGGCGTCGGTAAGTCTTTGTTTATGTGCCATGTCGCTGCCAGTGTTCTCCTCCAAGGAAAGAACGTTCTATACATCACAATGGAGATGGCTGAAGAGAAGATTGCAGAAAGAATTGATGCTAACCTTCTCGATGTCAACATCCAAGACATACAGGAAATACCTGAACAAGTCTTCACAAAAAAGATTGCAAAGATCGCAGCGAAGACTACAGGACACCTGATTGTCAAAGAGTATCCTACTGCCTCTGCACACTCTGGGCACTTCCGTGCTCTGATGCAGGAACTCAAGATGAAGAAGAACTTCAAACCAGATATTATCTTTGTTGACTATCTAAACATCTGTGCATCATCACGGTATAGAGGTGCTACCAACATCAATAGTTACACCTATGTCAAGGCGATTGCAGAAGAACTACGTGGTCTAGCGGTGGAGATAGGTGTTCCTATCGTCTCCGCTACTCAGACCACACGATCTGGTTATGGTAGTTCTGACCCTAACCTGACAGATACTTCCGAGTCTTTTGGTCTCCCTGCTACTGCCGACCTTATGTTCGCATTGGTTAGCACAGAGGAGATGGAGCAACTCAATCAAATTATGGTCAAGCAGTTGAAGAACCGCTACAATGATTTGAGTATGAACAAGCGATTCGTGGTGGGCATTGATCGTGCCAAGATGAGACTGTATGACTGTGAGCAAACAGCACAGGACGACCTGGTTGACGACATTGTAGAAGTGCAGTACAATACAAAAGAAGACAACACCAAATCCAAATCCAAATTCGACGATTTCAAATGGGAGTAAATTTCACAAACTATCAACGCTTCGTCAACGGAGTGACAAGCAAAGAATCCCAGGATTCTGATGCCTTCATCTACCGTCTGCAAGAACTTGGTGGGCAGATTGCAGTGCAACGCCTTCTTACCGCTTCTGTTGGTATGTCTGCTGAAGCAGGTGAGTTCACAGAGATCGTAAAGAAGATGATCTTCCAAGGAAAACCTGCCAACGAAGAGAACCTGTTCCATCTAAAGCGAGAACTGGGTGACATCATGTGGTATGTGGCACAAGCATGCATGGCACTGGAGGTGGACATGAATGAAGTGCTAGATATGAATGTCAAGAAACTCGAAGCACGTTTCCCTGAGGGTACGTTCAGCGAGTTCTATTCGGAGAATCGTCAAGAAGGTGACATCTGATTACTGCATCACCTGCATCAAGATCGGTGACAAATTTGATGCACAGTACGTAAACAAGCTTTATAATATGGTGCGTCTCCAAACCGATGCACCCTTTTATTGCTTCACAGACGACGCATCAGACATCAACTCAGAGGTAAACGTCATCCCTATTGACGTAACCGAATACCTAACGTGGGAGAACTGGTGGGCAGCATGGTGGAAGATCCAAATGTTTGTCCATCCTGATATTTCTACCTACGAAAGAAAGATCTTTTTTGATCTAGATGTCATCATACATGGTGATATAACTGAGGTTCTTGATCATGATGCAGAGTTCGCATTAGTCTACTCTACTTGGAAGGGCGTCCCATTCAAAATGCGTAACCCACGCAAATCACTATATAATTCATCAGTAATTGTTTGGAGAGACGCAACGCGAGTTTACGAATATTTCATGCAGTCTCCACGAGAATTTGTGGCGAAGTACGCAGGAACAGACGACTTTTATCATAATGAAAAAGTAAAAAGAACTCAACTTCCTCACTGTATCTACTCATATAGAGATGGTGAGTCTCCTAACCAATTGAATAGTTTCACACTAAGAGCAAATAAATCAATTGCTCTGCTCCACCAGTATCCAAAGAATCATGAACTTGACGAACAAGTTCATCCGATAGTAAAATACTGGGTGTAGAAACGAGGAGTGATGCCGCCTCAGTAAAGATCGTCATGTAATACCTGTAATTTTTTGTAGCAACAAAATGTCCTTTGCATCCCCTAAGTGGTTCGAGCGTTTTCCTCGTACCGTGACCAAAGCTGTTACCTGGCGTTCCTGGATGATGGTGACCAACTCTGTGATTGGTTGGATCGTCTCTGGTAACCCCTGGAAGGGTCTGACTATCGGTCTGATGGCACTTGTCATCAACTCCACTCTGTATATCCTCCACGAACGTCTGTGGAACCGTAACGACTGGCAGCGTCGTACGACTGCCGATGGTGATCGCGTGTATATCTGATCACATACTTATAAATACATCTGTAATCCTGTATAATATCCGATGAAAACAATTCGCTGGGTTCTAGCCCATGAACCGATTGAATTGTTCCTCAGAGCAGCAAAGCGTTTCAAAGCTTCCATGGAAGCGTGTGCTCCTGGAGAACTAAACGTTGAAATTCTGACCCTTTCTGAGTATTCAGATAAGTACAAGGGCGGTGCTACCATCACCAAACATGACCTCCTCCAACTCATGGAGGATGGTGAGGTAGAGATGTCGCAGATGTATACGTCTACACTTGGTAGGAAGCATCACCGGGACATGTGGGCACTTGATATGCCTTTCTTGTTCCGTGATCACGACCACGCGAAAAATGTCCTGGAAGGTGAGGTTGGAAAATCTCTCCTCGACGGACTAAATAAGGATTCCAATGTTCAGGGTCTTGCCTTCACCTATTCTGGTGGTTTCCGCATGATCCCTGCTAACACGGAACTGCACACAATTGAAGATTTTGAAGGCGTCCGCCTTCGTTGTAACAAATCACCCATTGCTCAGGAAACCCTGAAAGCAGTTGGTGCAATCCCCGTCCCCATTGAACTTGAGCAGATCAATGAGGGTGTCCAAGATGGTGAGATTGTTGGTGGTGAGTCTACCTATCCTCGTTTCTTCGGTCTGAAGCAAAACGAGTGCATGGATACCATCAATGACGCAGAGCATAGTCTCTTCCTTACTTCCATCATCGTTGCAAGCGACTTCTGGGAAACTCTTGACGAAGAGTTGAAAGGAAAAATCGAAGCAGCGTCCTTCGACGCAGCACGTGCTGAGCGTGTCTGGTCTGTTGAAGACATCGATGTTGTGAAATCTCAGTGTAAAGAAGAAGACATCACTGTTGTCACCATGTCTGACGCAGAGCGTGGTCGTTTCAAGGATGCAACTGCATACCTGTATGATCAGTTCTCAGACATGTTCTCTGATGGTTTGATTGATAGTATCAAGAACACCAAGTGATCTTATCGCTCACATCCTAATAAATAACCGGGGGTCATACCCCGGTTTTTTTGTACCTATCGATATATTATGCATCCTGACTGGCATTGGGGGGCGGAGTATTTACCTAGATCTTTCCATGGTATCCCCAGACTAATAGAAAAGAATTTTTACCCAGATGAATTATATATTGATCGATATTATCAAACCAGATTTGTATGTAGAGCTGGAAAACTAAAGACTAAGCGTAATTATAAAATCATATCACCAATGCCTGATAACTTCTTCACGGAGATGACCGTGGAAGAGGTGTGTGCAGACGCTGTTGAGATCCTGGTAGAGAAAGCACGTGGCCGAACAATAAACCTACTGTGGTCTGGTGGAATTGACAGCACAGTAGCGTTATATGCTTTCATTAGAGCAGAAGTTCCTTTTCAAGTTCACTTTGATGCTGGATCTATAGCCGAGTGTGAGACTGGTTACAAGGATATTATGAAGCACAGTCTCGCAACACCCATTCAACATGCTCATACAGATATAGATCCTACTTCTCCTCTGACTTCTCACATTTGTTCTGGATCAAACAATAAACCAGATGAATGCCTTACTCCATATGTCAATGATCCAAATAACTTTTTCGTTACTGGTGAAGTAGGTGATCAAATATATGGTACGGGTAGGGTTTTTATATACAATGAAGAAGAACGTGAAAAATGCTTTAGAGAGAATACCCCTGAAAGAAATATCAAGATACTTGACAAGTGCGTCTCGGTGGTACTGAATACAAAGAATCCAAATCTAAAGCAATGGCATTGGGCATGGAGTTTTATGGCAAAGTATCAGTACGTTACACTAAGATGTGCTAAGCAATATAATTTGCACCCAGTAGAACCTGAGGAAAACGTTTGGGCATTCTTTGATACTCCTAACTGGCAACGTTGGTCTATCACTCATCAAACTGCCAATAGTGCATGGCGAGATTTGCGGGAGTATAAGTGGGCATCAAAAAAATACATCTATGAGAGCAATGGAGATGCATTCTATAGAGACAATAAACTAAAAACTCCTTCTGCAAATAGAGAACGCACAAAGGAGGGAGTAAATTTTCAAAAGACAGTCACTGGTTTGGAACTCAATGATGATTACATTGCAGTCATCAAAAAAACTTTTGGATCTAATACTCCAGATGTTGAACGTATGGATGGGAATGGATATATAACAGATGAGGATACTAAAACTATGGTGTAATGACAAGAGGAGACAACACCAGGTTAGCGGACGTAAATGAAATTTGGTGTGCTTATTTGTTGAACGGAGATCAGTTTCCTGATCGTATAACTGAACAAACTTTCAATAGAAAGAAGACAGCATTGTCTGATCAAGAGTATAAAGATCAGATAGGTCGTGCTGAAGCAATGGTAAAAGAGTTTACCAAGATGGCAGAACGAAAAGGATATGGTACAATTATAGATTCTGTCTACTGGACTGCCAAACCTGGATTTGATTTCCTTCCCATAGTAGGAGTGAAAGTAAATCAAACAAAGTTTCCCGCAGACATTCTTGTTCAGTATGCCATGGGAGGATTCTTAGGACTGTCTGCTAAGTCAACTATCTCCGGTGACGTTGGTTTCAAAAACCCTGGTGTGGGCACAGTTGATGCTGATCTAGGTTTGAATCTTGCTGGTTATATTGCAGCAGCAGAGGAAGAAGCACTAGAGGACTACCCTGACTTTGCCAGAATGACTAAGGCAAATAGAACATTGCAGATGAGGAGGTGGAAAGAGTCAGGTGATGAGCGTTACAAAATTTTGAATGAGAAGGGGTCTGAGGTTGAGACTTATTGTAGGGATCAACTCTTTGCCAAACTCAATAACATCGTCAGTCAACAGCAACGTAGGCAATATCTTATTAGTAGTTGGTTAGATGCAACAAATGCATACCCACCATACCTCAAAATAACAGGGTCCGGGGAGAAAGGACGCTATAATGCTGTTGGAATGGACCCACTTGCCAACAGCAAAATGGATGCTATCAATACGAAACGCATCACGTTTGTCAAGGCAGGTAAAAACAGTATCACTGTCAACGCTGGGTCCACTGCACTGTTCAACATACGCTACAAGTTCAAGTCCTACAAATTTTCCGGTGCTATGAAACTATCAGGAGACCCACGATGATTGATTTTTTGGATAGTGCTATCGACGTTTACGCAGAGAACTATGGTAAACGTAGGATGACAAACAGGAAACGTATCGAAGACTTTCAAAGGTTTCTATACTGCATCTTGCAGACACAAGATAAATATAAACAGTATCAGACGCCACTGATGGTGTTTGTTCAAAATAATAATTCCGAGATCTTACGAAAAATCAGTGAAAAAGTTCTCATCTTTCATAACAGAAGCAAGGATCACCAAGGCATCCCAGGAAGCACGGCGACTGGGATTGGTCGGGGACGGTCACGGCGATTGGTATGATAGAACCGGTGTACTGAAAGCAAAAACAGTACGCGGAGAACTTCAAATGTTCGACGCTCGTGCTGGTAAAGATGATGAATTGGGAACTCCTGGATCCTCTGCCGCTCAGGTGGTTGCTCGCAAGGGCAGTAGTCGTGATGATGGTGGTCAACAAAAGAGCGCGGCAGGTGGATCTGCTGCTGACAACGCTAATCCTAATTCTACTAACGGTCAGGCCAAAGCAGCACTACAGCAAGTCAGTAGAGATCAACCCCTGACTATTGCTTTTGACAAATTTGACAATGACGAAACTACTGTAAACATTCTTCAAGCGGTCGAAGAAGTTTCTGGTGGTGACTACTATTACATTTTCCCTAGCAGGGATACAAACATTCAAGAACTAAAAGATGCATATCCTGAGATTGGCGATGCCTTCGTTGACGACACCAACGCAGAGACCATCTACGATGTCCTCTCCTCACTCTATGAAAACGGTTTTGATGCAATTAGTATCGTTGTACGACAGTCAAGAGCAAAAGAAATCTCAGAACTCGCAATGAAGGGTAATGGGAAACTCTACAATTATGTCATGATGAATGTGATTCCTGTGGATGAGCGTAGTATTCGTGAGCAATATATTGCAGGCGACATCTTCAAAAATGGATCGATCATTGAATCAAATGGAAAGACTGGACAAGTCTTCCGTCGCGGTGCAAATCATTTGATTTGTATGTCTGAGGACAAGCAAATTTTTAGAGCGTGGATCTCTGAAGCAAGAGAGGTAGACAGGTTTTTTCTCGCAATGGACTTTTGATAAATAAAACTACGGTATAACACGTTTGTAAGATGAGTAACCCTTGGGCACAGTCATATGAGGACCTTCGTCGCCCCTATCTCGAAGAGAAGAAGGCGAAGAAAGATTATGATGGAGACGGTAAAGTAGAGAGCGGTTCCAAAGAACACGCTGGCGTTGTGCATAATGCTATTCAACGTGCCAAGGGTGGCAAAGCAGACGGGAATGACACCCGTAAGGAAGAGGTAGAGACTGTTGATGAGAAGTTCTCGATGGCAGCAAAGCCAGAGAAGAGAGAAGCACCTCGTCCTACCCGCAAGGCAGAAAATAAGAAGGGTATGAGCATGAAGTCCCGTGCCGTGAAGGCAGTGGGAACTCAGCGTCGCCAAGATAAGGAGACCGGTATTACTGAAGACCTGGCAGGCATGGTTGATAAGGCAACCAAAGCAGGTCAAGGTGCCCTTGAAAAAATTGGCGTAAAGATCAACCGTACTCCTCGACCCACTGCTCGTCCTTCTGCTCAAACCTCAAACACCGTGCGTCAAAACAGCATGAGTAATGAGGAGACTCTGGAAGAGAAGAAAAAAGGTCTCTGGGATAACATCCATGCCAAGCGTAAGCGTGGTGAAAAACCTGCCAAGAAAGGTGACAAGGATTATCCCAAGACTCTGAACGTTGAGGGTGTACGTGACCCTGATCCTAAGAAGGGAACTGAAGAGCGTAAGGCACGTCTTGAGAAGAAGCGTGGTCACAAAGTTGACGACCATCCTCAGTACAAG